GCAGCAAAACGCGCAGCAGCCGGAGCGGGTGATTGATCGATTTTGGCTACGCATGACGCAAATTTACGGTCACAAATGGTCTAGCTCATTCGGCGAGGGCGATCATGACAATACCTGGGCAAAAGGTTTGGCCGATTTAACGGTTGATGAATTGAAAAAAGGATTCATCGCTTGCGTCAAAAGCGGCGAAGCATGGCCCCCGACTCTGCCGGAGTTTCGGCGGTTGTGCAGACCAGCGCAGAGAGTGAATGAGGGAATGTATCGCGCTCCTGTCGAACGGCAAATCGAGCACAAGCTCAGCGAGGATCAGCGGAAAGTCGGGCGAGAACACATATCAGGAATGCTCTCGAAGCTAAGAAATGCCGGTTTATGATTTATCCGAATTGCACGATCGGCTGGCTTTGATGTTGTCGCAGCCCGATGCAAAGCGGATGAAAAGCATTGCATACCTGATCGAAAAAAATTACGGACCCAAGGCGGTCGAAGAACTCAGAAAGGAATATAAGCGTGTCGTTGCCGACTGAAAGTCATGTAGAACAATGGCTTACGCAACTCGGCGAGACCGATGAGGCGATGGCCCAGGCGACGGCTGAGTACAGCGCGGCTAAAGAAAACATAAAAGTTCAGAAGGCCATCGCCACACCTTCAACCGGTACAAGCATTGAGCGCGAACGTGCTGCTTTGACATCCGCACAGTACAAACTTGCGCTAGACGCGCTGAAAGAAGCCGAATTTCAAAAAACGTTGCTCGGTTTGAAACGAAAACAATGGGAATTGGGAATAGACGTTTGGCGCAGCTTGAATGCGAACATGAGGCATTGATGAAAAACAGTGGAAGACAATAGCTCTGGGGTTTAAGTTACGGCCTTAACTCTAACCCCGGAATGCTATGCTAGAATTTAACGGGGAATTATTCCCGCATATAAAAAGGCAGAGAAGACATGCCATTGAAACGCAGACCGCCGTTCAAACCGACAGCAGCGGAACGGAAGCTCGTCGAGCAGATGACTGCCGTTGGAATCCCGCAGGAATCCCAGTGCCTAGTGGTTCGTGATGGAATCGATGAGAAAACGCTTCGGAAGCACTTTCGGCGTGAGCTGGACACATCTGCGACCAAAGCAAACGCTAAAGTGGCTCAAACGCTGTTCAGCAAGGCGATGGGCGGCGACACGACAGCCTTAATCTGGTGGACTAAAACCCGGATGAAGTGGAGTGAACGGCAGGAGGTCGAGCACACTGGTGATGCGGTCTGGACAATCAAGAATGTCTACGAGAAATAATGCTGGTTGAACGCCGCATTCGGAGCTATCAAGCACCGCTGCATCAGTACATGTGCGGTGGTGGGAAGCGAGCCATCGAGATAGCGCATCGACGCTGGGGTAAGGACGAGATAGCGCTGGCGTGGACATTCCAGGCAATTACTGATCGACCGGCAACCTATTGGCACTGCCTGCCGCAGCTTAACCAAGCACGCAAAGCAATCTGGACGGCGGTCAACCCGCACACGGGTAAGCGTAGGATCGACGAAGCATTCCCCGTCGAGCTGCGTGAGGTCACGAATGAGCAGGAAATGTTTATTCGCTTCCTCAACGGTTCGACCTGGCAGGTGATCGGGTCAGACACCTACGACTCGCTGGTTGGTGCGGGTGTTGCTGGCATTGTGTTCTCAGAATGGGCACTGGCAAACCCAAGCGCCTGGGGCTACCTCTCGCCTATGATGCGTGAGAACAACGGCTGGGCGCTGTTTATCACGACGCCTCGGGGCAAAAATCATGCTTATGACATGTTCAACCATGCCATGAAGTCGGATGATTGGTACGCGGAAATATCGGACGCGAAAGCGACCGGCGCGTTTAACGACGAGCAGCTCGATGGCATTCGCGATGAGTACACTGCGCTTTACGGCAAGGATTTCGGCTCCAGCCAGTTCGAGCAAGAGTATTTGTGCAGCTTCGAGGCTGCGATCCTCGGCAGTTACTACGGCGGTGAGCTGGCAGCGGCCAGGTCGGACGGTCGGATCTGCGCGGTCAAGCACGACCCAGACTTGCCAGTGCAAACTGTCTGGGACATCGGATTTTCGGACGACACAGTCATACTCTTCGTGCAGGTGGTGGCGAATGAGGTGCGGGTCATCGACACCTACAGCGCAAACGGTCAGCCATTGGCGCATTACGCTGAGGTCATCGCGTCAAAAGACTACAATTATTCACGGCATGTGCTGCCCCATGACGCGCAGGCTAAGACGCTGGCGGCAGCGGGTCGATCGGTGTACGAACAGCTCGTCAGCGACCACAAGATGCGTCATGTGACCATTCTGCGGAATACAAACACTGAACAACAAGGCATACTAGCCGCTCGGCATCTATTTCCGAGGCTTTGGATTGACCAAGAGCAAGAGGAATTTATCAATGCCATCAGCCAGTTTCGGCGCGAATGGGATGATTCGAGCAAGTGTTTTCGCGACAGACCAGTGCATGATTGGACGAACCATTTTGCCGACGCGCTGCGGTATCTGGCTTGGACTTGGCGCGAGCCGCCGAAACCGAAGGTCGAGAAGGTTAACCCGATCATTACAATTGATGGGAAATCGACGTTGACAATGAATGATTTAGTTAAAGCGAGCACTCGACGGCGCAAAGCCGAGGCGTACAACTGATGGCTAACCAGATGCTTCGAGCGCTGATGGACGAAGAAAAAAGAGGGACGCTGGCTAATCCAGGCATCGCATCACCGCTTGGTCCGACGTTATCGATGAAGACAGGTGCGTTTTTGCACCCGCTGTTACAAGCCGCTAAGGACAAATTCCCCAAAGACAACCCGAGGGGCCGTTGGCTTGGCGAAATGCTGTTAGGCGACTCGCCTCAACGCACGGGGCGTGTGGCGGAAGGTGTCCCAGATCAATACTTCCACTACAATCGAGGAAGCGGTAGCAACGTTTCCCCTGAGATTGTCGATTTAGCTGGCGCATTGCCGATTGCTTCAACGCTCAAGTTAGCAAAGGCGGCAGCAGTACCAGCGGCGATGGCAACCGGCGCGGGGCTTTTGGGCCGTGCGCTCAAAGTCCCCGGCGACGCCGCAACATCGATGGATGATATAGGCGCTGCCTTGCTCGGCCAAAGCCTGCAAACTACGGGTGATCTCAATAAGGCAATGGTCGGCGGGGACGCAGGCGCAGCAGCACTGGCAAGAATCGGCAACACCGCACCACAACAGGCGATGGAGCTTGCCAAGCAGATGGAGAGCGCAGGGCGTAGCCGTGACGACATTTGGGCGGCGACGGCTGATATGGGTTATCCGGTGTTTCGTGGCCCCGACGGGAATCTAAAGTTCGAGATAGACGACAGTGCTATGGCCTGGGATGACGACCAATATAAACGGTTCAGGCGTATGCGCGAAGGGAGCGAGATGCCGCTTGCGGACGCGATGACTCACCCAGAACTATATGACGCATATCCAGAAATGCGAGACACGACGTTATTTCGTGGCAAGTCGCATGAGGGAGGAGGATCTGCGTCCCCGTATGGCTATGAATATATAACGGCAAACACGGGATTCCAAGGCCCGCAAGCAGATAAACCGGACATGCTGAGCGTGTTGGGACATGAATCGCAGCACTTAATTCAAGGTGGGGCAGATAATTTTGCACGGGGCGGGGATATTTCTAGTTTTAATGACATAACGCCGATTGATGTGTTAGCCCGCGCAAAAGAACTAGAAGATCGGGTGTGGAAGTTGCCAGGTGGTTCTCCTGAGCGGATAAAACTAGCGAGAGAGCTGAGTGATTTGACAACTCCGTATACACCGTATGGTCAATATCGCGCTCTCGCCGGTGAAACCGAAGCCCGTGCAGTCCAGAAGCGCATGGACATGTCACCAGCAGAGCGGGCAGCTAGACCGTTCTATGCTGATTATGATGTGCCGGAAGCAGATCAGATCGTGCGTTATGGCGATGGCCCGAGCGCAATGGTGGCGGCTCTGTCTGATGCGCCGGTAGATCAATTAGCAGTTCATGTGTCGTCGGAAGCGTTGCCATCTACGGGTTTGCTAGAAGGCCGTATCATTAAGCAAATGCCAATCGAACAGCAATACCAATACGAGCGAGAAGTTCAAGATTTGGTTGGTTCTAAACTAGATGACTTCTTGGGGCTAACAAAAATAGATGAAGCAGTAGCGCCATCTCATTATGACGGACATACGGGCGCGTCGTTACAGTCAATATATCAAGCAGAAACTGTGGTCGATGATGTGGGGAGCATCAGATTAACGCCAGAGTTTAAGCAGAAGATATTAGAGTCGGCGGCTGCGCGAGGTTATTTGCAAGACCAAGATGCGGTCACGGTTAACTTTTCTGTGCCGCTGCAATCGCTAGATGAGGGAAATCTTGGGCATATAGATTATAACCGCCCGATAACTAACGAAGAAATGATAAATTTCGACAACATTTTAAATGAAATAGGCATGGATGATGATAAAATAGCGAGAGTATCTGCCCCGAATGGGATTAAGTTTTTAAACATTGGGGTAGACAATCAAGCATTTCAAAAAGCGATGAATGAGCTGGATGAAAGGGTAGACGGGCAGATAAAGATATTTAAAAACGATGTAGGCGACGATATGTCTTATGGGTATATCGGAGGAGGTGATTTTCGTGGCGGACAAGAAGTATACCAAAGCATTGGGTCTAAAGTTGGGGACGCAGGAGGACGCGGATCGGGCGAACCTTGGTGGAGTACAAATCCAGAGTTCGTATCGCTCAAGGAACAAATTAAGCAACACCGGGAGCAATTCCTCAAGAACAACCCGCTACCCCAAAGGACAATCCGACAAATAGGTGAGGAAAGTGATGCGTTTTATAAACAAAAACGCAATACACTGAAGCTCAGCGACTATTCGCAAAAGGCTCAAGATACGATAGCAAGTCGTATGTACGATGAAACGCTGCGTGTTCTGCGTGGCGGTGACAGAACGGCAAGAGGCTGGTATACGGACGAGTATGACCAAGCTTTGTCAGTGATTGCCGAGCGAACCCCGCAGTTAGAAACGCCGACTCAGAAAGAGTTATTTACTACACTCATTGGTATATTTTCGGACGGCACAGAGCTAAGTAAAAACACCGAACTAGCAATTCGGCAGTACGATGATTTTATTAAAACCAACAAAGTAAATGCGACTGTGCCGAAAGAGGGTGGCGAGAGAACGCAATCCTATGTAAACAATCTGAACAAACTCCAGGCCGTTATAGACCAAAAAGGGGTGGATGGCGCGATGGAGTATTTAAACCAAACAAGCACAGCAAAAGATTTAGCGGCTCAGACGGGCAGGGACTTTGGTTATCTAGCAGATACAGAGCTGCCACACACCATGATTTTCGGGGATAAGCTGGGTGCGTTTATTGCAAATCTAAAAGGCCACCCAGATTATTTAACAATGGATAGATGGTGGAGTCGCACGTTCAACAGGTTGAGGGGGCAAATGGTATCCGAGCCGACAACGCAATCAGTCGAGAAGTTTAAGCAGTTAATTGGTAACCCCAAGGCACAAATGAGAACGGTAAAAAAAGAGGCGGCTAAATATCAAAAGCAATATCAGCGTAAAGGGTACAAGAACGGAACGGAATTAGAGCGAACTGCAAATAACATACATAAAGCGTTATCCGGGTTGCGTGATAAGCCTATGAATAAAAAAGATCGTAAGTTCCAATCGGATGTAGCCCGGCAAGTAGCAGAAAGATTAAGAAACGAAACAGAATATCAAGATATGAGCATCGCAGATTTACAGGCAATTATGTGGTTTGCAGAAAAACGTAGAATGAAAGAATTTGGTAGTCGATCCCCAATCGGGGAAAAGACTTTTGCAGATGTAGTAGAGCAAGACGAAGGTAAATTATTCCCCGAGCCATCAGTCGATGAGTTTATTGGTAAGTTGTTAGAGGATTAAGCAATGCCAAGTACCAGCAAACGACAACGCAAATTTATGGCCGCTGCTGCCAATAGTCCCGGTTTTGCGAAAAAAGCGGGTATATCGCAGTCTGTTGCCAAGGACTTTCACAGCGCAGATAAGCGAAAAAAGAAAAACGCGGCAAAGCCGAGTATGATTGGCGCATTGACATCGGAGCCGAAGGGTTATGCCTGATAACGACTACACGAATGACGGCACAATGGAAACGCCAGCCGATGCGGGCAAAGGCCCAGCGGGTGTTGTCAATCGTTGGGTGACTGAGCTTGATTTAGCGGACAAGCAAGAAGCGAATTGGCGCACTCGCGCTAAGGATGTTGAAGCGCGGTATCGCGACGAACAAGTCGATAATGCCCGTCCAGGGCGATACTCCAACGGTAAGCGATTTAACATTCTGTACAGCAACGTGCAGACGATTGTTCCGACGCTGTACAACCAAAGTCCGACACCAGACGTTCGTCGCCGGTATCGCGACGCTGATCCCGTAGGCAAAGAAGTGTGCGAAGT